TAAATTTGCTTCAGTTTGTATTTCTTTATTTTGAGCAAATGGATCTACTATATTATCTGTATCAATGATTCTAATTTGATATCTTGCACTAGATGCTGCTCCAACTAAAACTTCTCCAGGTAAAAAACTACCAGATATATTTGATAGTTCTAGTTTATTTGTTGTAGAATTCCAAGATTTAACCCTTGCGGTAACTCCAGAATTTGAACCAACAACAGTTTCATTGAAAGTATATGTACCAAATCCCACATTATAAGGACTAGAAATTAATATAGTTGGTACTTCTGTATATCCAGATCCAGCAGTTATAATTCCTATTCTTGTGACAACTCCATTTTCAACTATTGCTCTTGCTTGAGCAGGCACAGTGGCTGATCCTATTATTTGGACATCTGGTGCTTGAGAATATCCAGATCCACCATTTGTAACTGTTATTATTCCTACGATTGAATTTCCAATGAAGGCAATAGCTTGTGCGCCCTTTCCTTCACCACCATAGAAAGCTACCGAAGGTGGAGTAGTATATCCAAATCCTGGATTAGTTATTTCTACTCCTTGTACTCGGAATAAAGTAGAATCTGGCTCACATAAATCGACTATTCCTCCTATCATGGTAGCGATACCAGTTGCAGTAAGTCCAGATGTTGGTGGAGAAATTTTAACTTGTGGTGGGAATCTATATCCTTCTCCTCGATTTATTACTTGTATGAAAGTAACTCCTCCGTTTAGTATTGATGTTATTGCAGTCGCTCCAACACCAGATTTCACCATATCAAAAGTCTGTATATATCCCTGCCTTTCAATATTATCATCTATGAATTCTATTCCAGTATCAAGTAATTCATCTTCATATCTGAATAGCTCACACTTCAATGAATAAACATATGTTTTCTGTAGTTGATAGAATGGAACTTCATGCTCAACAAACTTAATTTCAAATAATCTATCACCTAGTGGAAAATAAATTAAATCTCCTTCTTTTGGTCTAGTTGCTAGCTCTATATCTTCTTTTTCTTGTATCAATGGAGAAATATAATTTTCATATCTTTCTTTTGATATTATTAAAGTCAGATCCGTATAAGGCTGAACACCAAATTTAGTTAATAGCGTTCCAGCTCCTTCATATCCATCATATGTATCAACATAAGCTTCTATTGGATATGCATTATCAAATGTTGATTCTATAACTTCTCGTATTACTGTTTTTTTGGTTACATACCTCCTTGGTATGTAATATACATCAACTCCATACATCCTCAACTGTTCATTAATTAAATTTTGGATTAATCCTTGCTCTGTTTTTGAACCTTGAAGAAAAAATGGATTTAACATATACTATCCTATCATGTCTAATGGTGGAAGTTCATAAGTACTTGACATTCTTTCCATAATGATGTCTATTTCTCTCTGGGCATCATCATACATGGGTCTACCATCTAATTCTATTCCACCTGGAAGTTTTACTCCCCTAAATTTAATTAAATTCTGTCCCCATTGTCTCTTTATTAGGGCAGTTAGATATTGTTTTAAAAATGAATCATTCCATACTTTGGTAGATTCAGCTGGATCCAAGGCTCTATAGCAATCAATAATTAAAGTTTGGCCAACAGTTAAACTGGACCAATCAATATCTAGGTACAACCTATCTTCTCTCTTATTAAATCTTATTTGTTTCTGTGTAGTCAGTAACCAATTCAAATCCTCAAGGTAAGTTTTTACCATCGAATATGTCAATAGCTCAGTTGATCCCCAGTAGTAAACATCATTTAAAAATAATTGATATTTTATGCTAAACATTCCACTGGAAATACTATTTGAACCTTCAAATTGAAATATTTTATTAACCCCAATTACATAAGATGGTATTTGCAAATAATTAGCAGTTTCTTTATATTCGTATGTTTTATTTCCAGTTACTGTAGTTATTCCTACTCCAGATTTTCCTCTACCCCTATCAATATCTTCTTGAGTTATATCATATCTTAAAAGGGTAGGAGAAACTCCATCAAAATGCCTTTCTTGGAAATATTGTATAGCATCATCTACTAGATCTTCTATTTGTTCTTCTGCGACATTAATCTCCAAAACTGGTGCACCCAATTTTCTTAGGCAATAATCAATTAATTCTTGTCTGGTAGATGGTTGTGCCATTATAGTCTAGATACTATTTCTTGTTGTTTTAAATATAATTTAATATATAACTTAGAAAATAATCTTAAAGTTTCAATATCATCTATACTATCTATATCTCTGGATAACTTTTCATATTCAAACATTTTATTGAAGTCTTCTAAAACAACTTTACTTGGATCCATTTTTGATCTCCATTAATAAGTCTTTTATCATATTCAAATCTTGTTTTATCTCAGTTACTTCTTTCTCAATTTTTTCAACTCTATTTTTTTCTATTTCCCTATTTTCTTTTACTTTTTTATAGTTTTCATATTCCAAGGTATTAATATTCAAGATAGCATTTGTATTTTTGTCTCTAATTAAATTTGGACTACCTTCTACTTTATAGTACATTTTATGCTAGTGCAATTACACGAAGATCTCTCACTCTTGGTGGATAAGTCTGGTTTGTTGAGGTTCCAATTATTTTTATTGAGAAAGATTTAAATGGTCCAATAGATTCCGCAGTAAATTCATAATCCGTATAAGGGACTGCTCCATCTTGAACTAGTATATCAGTTTTTGCCACTCTAGTATCTGATGTTCCATCACTTTTTGCTGCATCAACTGTTACTCCATTGAGGATATTTGAATACCCTGGAAATGGGAAATAATTAAAACTAAAATCTTCGTTGTTTGAAACGCAATATAATAATTTGATATCGCTGTATATGTTTACATATGCCGACAAAATTACCTTTAAAGTCTGTGCTGGATTTTCCAATACAACTGGTTTTGTAGCATAAACAAAAGATGATGGATCGTCTTTTAGAGTTGATACTCTATCATCAGTTGATAAATCTATTACTGTGTTATCAATTCTGTTGGTAGTTAATATTACCGATGATCTTTCTATCGCAGAAAGAACAGGAGACAAGTAACTGTTAATTGAAGATAGTGATACATTTAAGTTCAATGATTTATTTCCAGGTAAAGTATCAAGTTTTGATTCTTCATTCAAAGATGATGCTATTACCCTATTTGAGTTTAAATAATTTGGCGAATTCAATACAATATCCTCAAATCCTTGATCTGAGAAAGCAACTTCATTTCCACCTATACTTCTGCCAGATACTGTTCTGACAGAAGATCTAACTTCAGTAGTTGGTGGAGAAAATACTTCCATGTTAGGAGTAATTATACTATACTGTATATTTCTAGTTGCATTTATATATTCTCCCCCAGAAGATTTTGATTCTTTTATATAAAGAGGACTTACTGTAGTTCTATCTTTTCCAGATGCATTTAAAAGTAATTTTATATTATAATAGTCTAAACCAATTGGCTCTGGTACTGTAGCATCAGATAATTGATGTGTTTTATTAATTCTTCTTAAAGATATTCCATTTAATTCATACTTATAGACAAAGACTCCCTCTTCATAGCTCTCTGCCTTTGTTCCATCTATAGATCTAGTTATACCTCTAAGTAGATTACCTGTAACTTCATTGTATGATATTATTTCCTGTCCAATTAAAATATAACCCAAATTAGTACTACTTACTGGCAACCCTTCAAAAGTAGCAAATTCAGTTGCATCTGTTAGTGTGATTTCCCCAGTTGCTTCTGGTCCATATTCTGCAGTTACTAATGTAGTTGGAGTGACATCAGAGGTCGCATTTGATATTTTTACTAAATCAGTCCCAGAATGCATCCCATGATTGTAATGATTTATTTTAATATGTCTACCATCATTAAGTTCTACAGGAGAAGAACTTAATAAAACATCTGCTCCACTTCCATTTAAATCAACAGTAACACCAGAACTATTAGTATATCTTATAGTTTTACCTACTCCAGTTTCAAAGTTACCCTGAACTTGGTCAATTATAAGTTCATTGTATCCAGCTATATTTGATACTGATAATTTAATATTTCTTCCTAACTTATTGATTCCAGGTGGATCTATAGTTAGCAAATCTCCAATTTTATATCCAACTCCTCCATTAGATATAGTAGCGCCAGAAGAAACCACAACTCCACCAGAAATAGTTACATCTACTGTAGCATTTCTTCCAGTTCCCGTTAAGCTAATTAAAGGAATATTAGAATATGAGCCATCTTCATAATCTTGTCCATCATCTACAATACTTAAAGTTCCAAATGCTGATGCACCATATCCAACAAAGTTACCTGTTGCATTAGTAACCTGCTGTATTATAGTATTACCAAAAGTTAATCCAACATCAACAACTGTTTTCGACAATCCCACTCTTACTTTTTTTGCTAAAAATTGCAAGGGATCTTTAGTTAAAAGAGAAATATTTTCATTTGAATCTAAATTTGAATTATAAAAATTAATTGTTCCTCTTTCTTCAGTATTAAATTCTGCTCTACGCAAAGTGTATTTTAAATCATCATACTGACTTGCAGTCCAAGTTGAACCGCTTTGTGACAAAAATAAAGATCCATAATCTTTTTGCTTAGTGGAAACTTTTTCTATTTCTCCAGTAATGCTTGACGCATCCAATTCTCCAAGTCTAGACGCCCAAACTTTATAATCTGATGAATTTGATATCACAACTATCGCGTGATAAGTGTCTCCACTCAAATAAACTGGAGATGGAAATTTAAAAGTTGTGGGCAATGATGCATCAGACGATACATTTACATCTTCTGGATATAGAGTAATTTCACTTTCTGGATATACTATTGAATCTGGCACACCCAATTTCATAGGTCTCAGCTGAACAGTCACTGACTGAGATTGATCTTTAGAGTAAAAATACAAATCAACTGAGGTTGCAAAAATTCCTGATGAAGGTGCAATATAAAATGATTGTGCCAGGGGGCTTTTTATTTCCATTTATCTATCTGTTTTTTATATTTATTGTTATCATTTATGTTTATCATTTTGGCTTTGGATTTGGTTTTGGATTTGGTTTTGTAGTTGAAACATTAGATGCTTGTCCTGAATTTCCAGCTGGTTTTGGATTTGGGGAGGGATTTGGTTTTGGATTTGGTTTTGGATTTGGCTTCGGAGAACTCGAACCAGGTCCAGCTACAATATTTGCTCCTTGATTTTGTAATTTGTTAACGAGTCTGTCTCCAGATGCTTGAGTTACATTTCCGCCAGGGGCAAAATTTAAATTGACATCCAATCTTCTGGCTACTTGTTCTATACTAGTTAAATTCGTTCCATTTAGATCATTGTATGTATTAATTAATCTATTTTGTGCCGCATTTGCATATACTTCCGATCCTCTATTAATTGATAATGGCGGTTGTACCTGTGGCTGCGGTTGCGCTGCAGTTGGTCTGATTGGAATTGGAGCTGCAGGTGCACTACCGCCTCCTCCACTGCTTCCACCTACACTAGAAGGATAAGAAGGAGGTGGAGAATATGGCTCTGAAATTGGGTCACTTGGAACAATTGGAACCTCAGGAGCAATTTTTGGCTTATTGATAGAAAGAATATTTTCTTGTGATGAATTTAGAGTCCCTTGTGCATAGAACTTTTCTTCTGCTGATGAAATTACAACACCAGGAACAAGTGAATTTATTTGACTGCTAGTCAATCTAAAGACTTTTTCGCCAGCAGTAAATCTAAGTCCTTCTGTGTTAGTTGATTGTTTTTTCTTTTGTGATGGAATATAAAATGACCCAATTAAAGTTCCAGCATCATCAGTAATCAGTCTAATATCTTTTACTATAGCTGTTGCTCCACTGGTTTCTCCTACTAATTGC